ATTCAAAAACTTTTAAATCTCAAATTAGATGTACTCAAGAAAATAGAACAAATAGCGGAATTAGATGGCGTAAGCTCATCTGAAATCATAAGGGAAGCTCTCCATGAATATCTTATGAAAAGAAATTGAAATATATGCCCCTATATACCCTCCTATATATTCCCTTTATATTTCTTTTTTCTAATATGCCACATGGTATCGATATTGACGAGTAGACTATAGTTGATGACTCTAAGCAAGAGGTTTTATGGAATTAATCACTTATGATGAACTTTTAGATATTAGGGCTTCTAAAGGCACAGTTAAAGGCTATTCTCAGCCATCTGCACAGCAACTTCAAAATCCACCTTCTGACAGAAAAGTTATGCTGGATATGTTTAGATATGATCCAGTTATCTGGACTGCATTAAACTTAACTGCCGACATGGTAACTTATAATGGCTATGACTTCTATGGAGAAAACGAAGATGAAATAGAAGAAGTAAAAAAAAAATTTGATGAAGAACTTGACTTTGATTTTGTCATTAAAAATATTATAATTCAGATGGAGATTTATGGCGAAGCTTATCTTGAAGTAAAAGAAAATGAGATTCATCCTCTTGAAGCAAGCGAAATATCAATGAAATATAATGAGCATGGAGAAATAAGCGAGTACGTCCAAAAGCCGACATCACCTCCAATTCCAACAAACCAATCTCCTACTTGGAAGCCGGACGAAATAATATATTTCAGGATGTATTGGATTGGAAGCAGAGTTTACTCCTATAACATGATGGATGCTATTCATAAAGCGTATACCACAAGGCTTTGGTCAAATTATTATCTCGAACAACTTTTCAAAAACAATATACCCAGGACAGTTTATTTTATAGAAAATGCAAATAAAGAGCAAAGAGAAGCTTTCAGGGAAAATTTAATTCATGCAAAATCAAATCCAGCGATGGACATAGTTGGAGTCGGAAAAGCGACAGCAGAACTGCTTCAATACGAATTTAACAACGGATTTCAGCAAGTCATGCAGGAAATTCGTAAAGAAGTTTTGATGGTTACAAGAGTTCCTGCACATTGGGTTGGGGATATAAGTGGCACAAACAGGGGTATTGGAGAAAATATAGTAATTCCGTTTGAAACAAATGTTCAGAAAATCCAGCAAATAGTGGGTTCATATATCAACAAAGAATTAATGCCAAAACTCGGCTATGAAAAAATAAAATTCAAGTTTAATCCAATCTCATTAATGTCGGAAAAGAGCATTTTAGGAAATGCCCAGATATTAGCGACAATGGGAATAGAAGTAACTGATGCAACAAAACATCCAGTTTTGGATTATCTAAGAAACAAGGGATTTAATATTCCAAAAGGTGCAAAATTAATTCCTCCAAGCAACAAGCCAATTGATTCATTTCCTTCAAGACAAAGGGAAAATGAAAAAACAGATATGATGAATTCAGAAATGGATAGAAAAGGGGTGTCATCTGCTGGAATGAAAAAATTAGAGAACAAACAATTAGCTGTAGCTTAAAATGCCATTAAAAAAATCAGTAAGCAATAAAGCAGTTGGAGAGAACATCAGCAAATTAGAACATGAAGGTTATCCCCATAAGCAAGCAATTGCAATTGCTTTGGAAACTCAAAGACAATCAAGAAAAAAATCACATGAAAGGATGAAAGGAAGATGAAACCATACAAGTTTACAATGCCATTGGAAGTTAGAGCAAGTCAATCTCTTTCAAAGACTCCGGAATATATAGTCAAAGGAATTGGTGCAGTTCCAAAAAATCCTGAAACTTATTATCATGCGAAGGATAAGAAAACGGGAAAAATAATTGAAGTAAAAAAATCACTCTTTACAGAAAATGCAATCAAGTCAATGGAACGACAGGCAAAAACAAGAAAAATCTTTGTTGATGCACAGCATAGGACTGGAATTTCAATTAATTTGAGCAAATACCTCGACAAATATAATATTCCTAAAGAAGACAAAGAGAATATGCTCAGAGAAATAGATATGACTGATTTGCCTCTTGCAAAGATCAATGAAGTAAGCGTAGATGAAGAAGGCAAATTAATTTTTGATTTGAGGTTAAATCCGAGTTACAAAGAAGTAAATCCAAAATATTTTGATGCTGTTTGGAACTCGCTTCAAGAGGGATTCATTAATGGACTTTCAACGACATTTGTTCCAACTGATGTTTTAGAAAAAGATGGAATTGCTTGGATAAATGACGTTGAGCTTTATGGAATTGAATTTACAAACGGCACGTCACCAGAAACCTCAATCTTTGAAGTTTCAATGAGAGCATCACAAGAATTTACAATGGAGGGAATAAAAATGCAGAATGAATTGGAAAGATTGGAAAAAAGACAAAGAGAAATAGAAGAAAAGGAAAGGTTCATCTTGCAAAAAGAAGATGAAATGAAAAAAGCTGAAGAAGCCAAAAAACAGGAAGAAATCAAAAAAGAAGTGGAAGAGACAAAAAGAATGAGAGAGGAACTCAAAAACGAATTAGAATCTGCAAAAAAAGCAAGAGAATCATCTGGCTCAAGAGGTTTAGTTACGCAAGAGCTTTCTGCAAATCAAGAAATCAAAATTGGTGAATATTCGTTTGAAGATGTAAAAAGACAACAGACATTGCACGAATCTCTTTCAAAAATGGTTAAGACGAGCAAAAATCCAACTGGAGATGTTACATTAGGGCATTTAATCAAAGCATCACACGAAGGATGGACAGATCCTTATCTTCAAGAAATATTAAAAAGATTGTCTCCAGAAGCAAGAACATCGGCTTTAGGAATAAAAGCAGATATTCACATTCCAATTCAAAAATAATCACGATAATATTATCCAAAATAAAGCTCAGTAAGAAATAGTTTTAGTACTGAGCTTTAGCTATTTCTTACTGAGTTAAACAATAGGTGAAAAAAAAATGTTAGACCCTTTATTAAGTGTTAGAGCTGCATTGACAGCAACAGCCAACACAGTTGGTGGAGATTCGAGAACAGGAATAGGTGGAAATGAGATACAAAAAATGATAGACAAAGTAATAACAGACGATGTAAATAGAGATGTAGATTTGTCTCCCCTTATTCCAAGAAAGCCAATGAATCAACTGTCTTTTGTATGGAACATAAGAACAAATTTAGGAAGCACAAGCAAAGCCGCATTCTATTCTGATGGAGCTGGCGGAACACCTTATGAAAGTACCAAAGTACAATACTTTGCAGTAGCATTAGCTCTTAGAAGTGATTATGCCGTAACTGGATTAGTACAGGCAGCAGCAAGCGGTTTCTATGATGCACTTGAAGATGAAGCAAGAGACGCATTAAGCAGAATGATAATTGTAGAAGAAAACGCAATTATCAGTGGAACAGATACAAGCGCTTATGGGGTATCTGGAGCTTATGCTGGATTGTTGCAGCTTATGGGAAGCAATGCAACTTTTTCAGATACAACCACCATATATGGAACTGCAAGAGCAAGTGCAAGAGATGAATTGGATGTTTCATTAGTTGCAGCAGGAGCAACAAGCCAAGATGCACTTAGTTTGGCAGACATGGACTCTGCTATTAGATTAAGTGACAATGCAGGAGGCAAAGGTCATAAAAGAATTTTCTTGGTTTCAACTGCAAGATATTACGAAATAAGCCAATTATTGCAACCTCAGGGTAGGTTTACTATCGGTGCTGGCAGTTTGAATATGGAAGGCGGAACGACAATTTCAACCTATTTGGGCATTCCAATAATTAGTTCCAGATTTATGGATTTAAACGGAGTAACTTGGAATGGATCTACCAAGACACTTAGTTACACAGATGCAGCAATGTATCTGCTCGATTTGGATAATATAGAGATGAGGATTGTAGCTGGTGTTGATAGAGTCCATGTTCCTGTGAATGGGAATGCAACAAACATCAGAAATGATGAAATAGGTGGATACTTCAAGACTTATGGTATTCTTGTAATGAGAAGATTCAGGACACAAGTTTTGATTTACAACCTAAGCGTGCCATAAATAATGGCACTTCAATTTTTTTTAAAAATGAACAGGTGATAAAAAATGCCAGAAGCAACAAAAACATTAGTAAAAAGAGCAGCAGTTGGAGATATGATGAGATACACATATGACATTACAAATTTAGCGAATGCTGAAACAATAACAACCCCCCTTAGAAAAATATTTGCATGGGGTGGAGTGAATAGTGTAACGGCAGACAAGCCATTTGGAGCTAGTATATCTGGTGGTACAATGACAGCAATTGTCACAACTACAACTGATGAATACACAGTTTGGGCAGAAGGGAAAGGAGCAAGATAAATGGCAAAATTTCAAGTTGGGGAAAGTCCTTCAAGTGAATTTACTATTGGGAACAGTAGATGTAAGGGAGGTACTTGGTATTCTTATGGTGATGTTGGGGTAGCTGAAGAAGTTTTAGCCAGAGATTATCCGTTTCTCAAATGGGATTCTGAGCCTAAAAGGTATTCCCCAAAAAAAGAGAAAATTTCATTAAAGTTAACCAAAGAGGAATTTTTAATATTACTTAGATTTCAGCAGGAAGCACTTCTTAAAAACTTAAATATAAACTTTTCTAAAAAGGATAAAGAGATTGAACTTTGGAAAA